GATATCTTCGTTAACCTTGAACGTCCCGTAAAGCTTAGTCGATACAGTAACCCCGATTTCTTGCTGAATATCGTATACGTACAACCCTGAGGAGACCGCCGCCATATCGTCAGCGGATATGGATATGGTGAGTAATGAGTTTGTAGCAACACCATCACTAATGGAGAACCCGTCTTCCACATTTAGAATCGTTGAGTCTTCTGTAGTATCAGTTAATCGCACCTGCATCGCCCATCCGTTTGCACTTTGAGCTGATTGAAAGTCGATAGGCAGAGTGAACGTATCACCCTTGCGACATACAATGTCAAGACGTACTGAAGTATCTAGATTTACTGTAGCCATTACTGATTAATTAGTTGGTCAATGATATCCGAAGGGGTAGCCTCTGGAGTAGCGCCTTTCTGTAGCTCACCCCTATTCCCTTTTCTCTGCTCGATCAGCTTAGACTGCTCAACGGCTTGCTTCTCAACACGATCATCTTTACGATCCTCCTTGAGTACCTCAAGTTTCTCCTTGAACTCTTGCTCGTCGGTTTTGAATCCGAGGGTAGCCTGAGCTCTGATAATCTCAATCTCTTTTCTGTTCTGATGCTTTAGCTGCTCCATCTGTGCCTCCATCTGGGTTTTCATCTGAAGCATTTGAGCCTCTATCTGTGCCTCCATCTGCATCTCTTGCATTCTACCCTGAGAGGCAGCCTGTGCTGCTTGTGCTTGAACCTGAGCTTGCATCTGAGAGTTTTGTTGAGCCATCTGCTGGTTAGCAGCAATTCTCTTTTTACGTCTCACCACAAGCAGTCGTTCTGCTTGGTTGATGTCTTTGAGTTGACGAATCGCAATAGCGTCTTCAATGTCAAGCTCTTTCTGTGAGAGGGACACTTGGATGTTCTGCTCCAAGTACTGCTTCTCTATCTCCTCCATTTCTTTCTGGACCGTGACACCGAAGTTGTACATCACCAGATTCTCGAATGTAGAAAGCAGCCCCATATTTTCCTTACCAATCGCATTAGCATAAATGCCAAACAGTATAGACTCTCTTGGTATGATCTGAACGCACTTCACAATATCCTTGCAGACCTTTTTAAACAGAAGCATTGAAGCATTAGTGATATCGTAAATAGCATTGTTGCCAGCAGCGATGGCTTGCTGACGTACACCAACAAGAGCATCACCTTTGGGTGAGCTTGCATCCATTACCTCGTTGATACCCGTGGTATCACGGATCATTCTCAAGTAGTGGTTATAAATACCAACAAGCTCGTTAATGTTACGAATGGAGTTGCCGATCTCTCTGATTGGCGGGTTTTGGAAGCCGCCTTCAGGGTTTTTAGATCGGTAATAGAATACGCCCGTCTGTTCATAGATGTCGTGAAGTTCAAGCGGCTGAAGCTCACCACCTTTCCCGAGCTGCACATTCTCAAGAGCCTCTATATCAATGATTATACCGTCAGGCTTAGCTTTAGCAACTGCTTGTTGGATCTTAAGGTGTGTAATGTTGATCTGATCGGCGAAGCCAACACAACTATCCACCATAGACTTGGGGATCATGTCCCGCATGTTGGTGGCAGCACAAGAGTAAGAAAGCTCTGCTCTTGAGATATCGTGAATATTTTTAGGAGTGTTGGTTTTGACACCGTAGTTAAACAGCATGTCGCAACCGACAACGTAGCAACCGCCGTAGATAGTTTCGTTCTCCAGCTTAGTTACTTCTCTTTTGTACACTGAGTTGGTTGGCTCCTTGTAGTTCTCACCTTTGAAGAAGAACCCAACATTACCGTACTGATTTTCTTTTGACTCATAGTACATGCAGTCAACGGACTTGAATTCGAAGTCAAGAACCTCAACCATATACTCGTCATACCCAAACTTCTGGCGCTTCAGATAATTATCGTAGCTAGTCTGGTGCAGCTTTGAGCTGTCATACCCATATTTCTTCTGGGCTTTTCTTGCGATGGCAGCAAAGTCCTCCTCGGTGAGCTGGTCTCCTGCAATACGCTTGAGCTCGTGGATAGGCACTGACTTCATGTGACCTGCGTAGATAAGATCATTCATCCCGGCATCCTCAGTGTAACTATGTACAAAGGTCTCTGGGTCTACGTACTCTTCTGTAATACCGTAGTTAGGATCGTTGCTTCTCTTGATGACAGCCATACCAAGAGTAACCAAATCCTCTACACATCTTCGGTAGATCTTATCGCTAAAGTCATTCCACTCAAGAGTCAAGTTTGTTGCAATCTGTGCAGCAATCTCAGCTGAAGACTTGATGTTGTTATCCATGAAGATCTCAGCCTCCTCTAGAGTCTCGGGGATCTTCTCTACATACTTGCTTGAACCCCCAGCTTTCTCGTTTATCTCGTTGAGCTGCTTCTTGTTTTTAACGACCATCTCAACTTTTCTTCTCTCGAGATCTTTCTCTGAGGAAGACAGTGGATCAACTGCCTCGAGGTTGGGGTATGGATCTTTTGATAGAATCTTGTTGACTACAATCCTAACAAACTTAGGCAGGATAGGTACTGGACTGAAGTCCAAGTTCAGCAAGCTACCGTCACTATTCGATGGATCAAGAGAGGTCAGAATCTGTCTGTAGATGGACGTATCCTGAGTTCCGTTAGCGTATCTCCTGTTTTTCTGAAAGATTCTAGATCTCTTTCTAACAAGAGACTGGTCTTCCCCCATGCTTCCCCATTGATTGAGTATTGCTTTTGCAAATCTCAGCCCGTAATTTTTATCCTCCTTAGTGCTCCTTGGCTCAAGTGGATCGGGAAAGCCAGTATTATTCTTTTTGCTAGAGCTATACATCACCTGCAAATATAATGATTCTACGTGTGGAAGGATTTAGGCTTGTATCTTCGGAAGAACTGCTTCTCCTCAAAGTTGCTCTTTACCTTTTGTTGTTCAACTTTTTGTGCAGCAAGAAGAGCCAAACCAGAAGAAATAGTAAGGTCATACTTTGTTCTCTTGTCGATCTTATACGCAATCCAATCTTCAAGAGTTCTATTGAAGTACATGCTCCCAACCTCGTCAGTTTCAGCCCTATAGCCTACATGTGAGTGTATGAATGACTCAATAGCTTGAGCGTGTGACTGGATCATATCCACTGAGTTAGACGGAACACCTTTGGTCCTCACCTTTACTTTTGCGCTTGCACTAGCTAAATATGATGGTCTATCCAGAAGATAGTTGTCATATCCACGCTTTTCAAAATACCTAGCTATACCGTACTTGTTGTTCTCTATAAGCAGTGGGTACCCAAAGTAAAATGCAGCCATGAGGCAGTCCTCGTAGAATATTGCGGCGAGGTCTGGGCGTGATGCATACTCAAGTACAAACATATTTGATGGGGCATGCATGTTGAACTTATTATACAAGTGCATGGCTCCCTTCGAACCCCTCCCATCTACAGTCTGATCAAGATCATAACTATCGACCCCACCTACTCCGATGTGTGCGTTTGCTGGTGATTTCTTCCCACCCCTATCTTCGGTGAATTTATTCCTGTCAGCAGCCTTTGGGTGCCAGCACACCCTAAACCTACCATTGGGGTCTGGGGAGAATATGACTTCTTTGTCTTTCTCTTTCCAAACGAAGTTACCCTTCACTACAGGATTTGGGTACATCCCATTATTGTGGTCAATCTGCTGGTAGATCTTACCCACGTTAAACACACTACCCTCGATACTATCACGGAACGCCTCGTCAATACTCCAAGGGAACTGCCTCACGAGCTCGTTCATTTCCTTGGGGTTGCTTTTCATTGCGTCCCGCTCGTTCTTCAAGTATGTTTTAGACCCGATGTAGATCATCTCCTTATCTATCCCCATCACGGGTTCTTCAGGATCTTCAGTTACGCAGTTGCCGTACTGGTCAAAGAATCCTTCTAGTGCATCATAGGCTGGGATGAACAGTCCGTACAATCCACTCTTAGTCCTGCCGTTGGCGTTACGCTCCGTTGGGTCTGAGTCATCCCATAGTTCACGAAACTCCTCGCCGCCTTTATCCATTGGGTTTACTGTAGATCCGACTAAAGCCTTCCCTACAATCTTTCTACCCACGATCAGACAGGTACGCTCAATGCGCCACGCCTCACGTATATCCGCTGGCTTCTCCCACTTACCAGCCTCATCGAGGTACAGCATGTGCAGCTTCTCACCATCGTATGCGTTATTGGTAGTGTTCTTCCAGTTGATGACTGTGTTCAGCGCATCACCCTTAATGGATGTCTTGTTGTTCTTTGTGATTCGTTTCGACGGCTCCCGGAACGCCAGCTCCATACGTGGGTTGGTGGTACCGTCTTGAATAGGCTTGAAGAAGAATGGGTACGACTTAAACATCGACACCGTCTTCTTCATGAAGATGTTCTCCTGAGCATCCTTACCAGTTTTTGACTGAATACCCAGCAGCTTGTCTTTAACTTGCGTAGCCTCATCCACAAGAACCGCAGAACAGATATTAGTGTAACCAGAACGGCGACACTTAGTATAAAGCTGACCGATGCAACGAGGGTCAGCCTCGCAAGCAGCCATGTGGATATAAATCCTCCTTTGGAAAGCGAAGTAGTATGGGTGTCCAATATCAAGCTTGGTCCATTGGAGTAGCATGTAGTGCCTACCTGTAATGTACGTAGGCTCCCCATTATTGTAAAACCAAACACCGTTACGGCGGCGGTCAAATTCCCTTTCGATATATGGAAGAAATTTTTTCCTGAACTCAGCAGGTTTCTCATACCACTCATCCATACTTCGTATTGACGACAGCTCTTGCGGCACGTCAAGCCTTCGCCACATCTGCATCTTCCGAGGCTCTTCAGCGAATAGGATTTCTTTCTTGGGTGGTTTCTTCGGGAGCGCAACAAGTAGCCCGTCGATGTCGATGACTTCACCGTGTGTCCCTCGAGGGTCCACGACAACAGCTTTATCTTCATAGCCTTCTACTTCGATCAGCATGATCAGTATTCTTTAAGAGCCTCCCACAGCATCAAAGGAACCTCATACTCTTTGAAGGTATCCATAATCAACCTTGCTAGATCCTTCTGCCCTTTAGCATACCCCTCTAGGAACGGGTTGTCGTTGATGATATTCCAGCTGTCTTCGAAATACCAAAAGTCGTCGTGAGTGAAATCACTTACTAAATCGCTCTGCAATTCCTCCAGAGAAGTCTCGGTCTTCTTCGATGCTTCCATTCTCTTGTAGTTCTTTCACCATCTGCTCAAGCTTCTGCCTTTCGATCAGTAACTCCTTGCAGTCAATGGCGGTTTGTTTAATTGATTGAAGCTCAGCTTTACGTGCAGAGCCACCTGCTTCTGGATCGACAGGCTTTTTTACTTCGGCAATCATATTGTCGATAGCGACCTCCATGCTAGACATAAGTCGCTTAGCCGCTTCTACGGTGGTAAACTTACTCCTCGACATAGAGCAAATCTTGAGCCCGGAGTCGGTAGTAGTTTACTCCGTCAATGTCAATCTTGTAGTTGATCCCTTTCTTGAAACCAACTACATCGCCTTTCTTCAAGCCCAGCTCTTCAACCCACGGTGCGTCGAAACCGACTCTACCCTTTACTACAGGTTTCTCTTTGAGCTTTACTACCTCGATTACTTCTGAGAGAACTTTTTCCTCTTCGTCAACATGTTCCAGTAATACCCAACCAGCGAGTGGATGGATTCTCCCAGTCTTTTGATCCTTGTAAGCAATCGCTTGATTGTTGATGGTTTCCTTAGGGTCATATCGAACCGTGTAATTCTTGTCCAGTCCTGTGAGAGTTTGACCCTCATTAAGGACCACAAGGTGATGGAAATAAAGAGTATCACCAACACTTGCGCCAGTCTTATACTTACTAGGCGCAGCAACGATAGGGGCATCTGTAGTACGGTGTTCAAACTCATTAAATTTAGTGTCGATGTATAGCTCTAAGCCACCATCAGTCACAATAGTGTCTTTCGTCTGAGACTCAATCTCGACGATAAACAAGTCCAGTGTCTTCATAAATTAAAAGTTCAAATCGAACTCAAGTATGCAAGGCATCTCGTCAATAGCCTTCCACAGCTGAGTCCCTTCACTATCCTCGATATATACAAGGTAGCGAGTCTTATTAAATTTAAACAAGTATGCTTCGTCTTGAACGATAGCAGCGACCTTGCCTCCACCAGCATTCATACCAACAAAGTATGCCATACCGTTCTTTGGATCTTTCCCAATAACGATCTTTCTAATCAGTCCTTCCATTTTAATTTAAGTTCACGTCGATGCCTCCGAATAGATCAGAGAACCCTCGGCCTTTGTCATTTGGCTCCTCGTATGTAGCATCCATGAGCTTCTTAACTGTCTCAAGCTCCTCACGATCCTCGAGGTTGAAGCTGAATACCGACTGGAGTTCTACCATCCGGCCTTCGTCGATAGCATCTTGCATCTCTGCTTCAATTAAACCAAACACCATAGCGCTCATCACACGATTCTCGAACCCGTATTCTCTTGTCAGCGCCTCGATCTGCTGGATCAGCAGGTACACCTTTGCCATGAATTCAACCTCGTGCTCGTTCATTCTCGCTAGATTTGTATCTCAAAGATACGAATTAAATTATGCCAAGGTCTAGAGTAGCAAAGAAACGACTGTTTAGGGACTTCTCCTTTCTGAATGACAGGTACGTCAACTTCAATTACCTCAAGCGGTTACGTCAAAGACGAATCGAGTGCTGCGAGGCAAACGATATCAGCCAGAAGTTTCTGGAGTTTATGCTGTGGGCGTATGATCTGGAGTTCTTCACCCTGAAGTACGCAGCTGAAGATTACGGTGTGAGCAAGCGTCACATCGGTGAGCGGTGGGTATACCCCCTAGCAAACATGGGGTATGTTTATAAGCACTTCGATAAGCTCACCCCATCAAAAGAAATGGATGACCACATGTTCCGTGAGGAGACGAAGTTCAACTATAGAGTGCGTTACGCACTGACACAAAAAGGAAGACTCCTAGTCCAGCGGTTTTACAACTCACTGAGCTAGGAGCCCTGATTATTTCAAGATGAGATTGCGGCTAACGTCTAGCAGTAGCCCCTAGTATGCGCATCAAATCTTACCACCATTTTTTAGAGGCTTCATATTCTGCCTCTTTGCTGGCACAGTTGATCGGCTTCGCTTACCCTTGAAGTAAGGACCATCGGTTCTGTTGTAAGGGTTTATAGCGTAGTCTGAATCAAATCCCGGTTCGATTCGTTCAAGAAACGGATCTTCCATGAATTTTTCTCTTCTTTCAGCCTCTGCCATTGCAGCTCTTCGAGCTGCTCCGTGTTGAGGTCTCATTAGTCCGGTGCCGATACCCATAGTCAAAGGGTTCTCTCTTGACCCCCTAGGAGCTTCGGGATCTTCGGCAATCCCGCCACCGTTATCGTACTTCATATATCCACCACCGGGCATCTTGTCGATCTTACCACCCATCATCATTCTGCGGACTTTCTCTGCGGGTGCTTCAGGTGCCATCTCTTTCTCAGGCTTGTTCAACTGCATCTCTTCGAACTTAGCTTCGTCGAATACAAACTCACCATTCTCGTTCTTACGGATTGGGTAGTCTTCGTCAGCGATCATCTCCCTGCCATCCTCGTCTTGAGACACAGCATATTCGTTCCAGTTGCCGAATACTTGTATTTGCTCACCGTTTGGTGACTCGTACATTACGAATTCTCTTGAGGTCTCTTCATCATACATCACAGGTGATGCGTATTGACCAGTCATAGTGAAGGTGTCTTTGTCACCTTTCTTCTTTTGCATTGCTGCCTTTAGCATGTCTGCCATGCCGCCTGAGTTCATCATGGCTTAAATATTTGGGATAAATGATGGGAGGTCCGCCGTAGCGGTTTGGATTAGTTGAGGAGGGAGTGACTGCGCTCGAGGCATGAATTGTCTTGGCCTTGCATCTACCAGCTCCCGCAACTCTTTGAGTGCGTCTCTATCCCCTCTTTCTGCACGGTAACTTAAGAGCACTCTTCGTGCTTCAGGATCTTCTTCATCTAAGTTAAGAGCAGCCTGTGCCTCCCTTGCGTCATCATCACTGTAAACAGGATCTTCTGGCACGACTTCTCCTCTGTCAGCGTTAGTATCGAGATTAGCTAAATTTTCGACTATATCTCTATATTCAGCTTCTTCAGCTGCCTTTGCTCGCTGAGCGGCCTCGGCTTGGGCTAAGCTCTCTTCTGTAATGTCAGTAAACCCTTCTGGAATTTTAAAATCACGTCTGGCTTCCAGTAGACGATTAAAATCATCAGGATCACCTAATGCAGCAATACTTTCTAAAAGTTCTCGTTGTGGACCTCGTTTCGCTTGCCTTCCCGGAACTTCATGTTGCCAGAAGCCGTAAGCAACATCTCCCTTGTTGTCATAAGCACCTGCTACGTTTGGATTCAATAAATAGTTCAGCATCGACTCATTAGGAACTCCATTGTTATCAAATACACCCGGATTGGCTGCTACGTAATCTGCTAATTTTCCCCCATGCACTTCTGGTGATATACTTAAATCCCTACCCAGCTCTTTGTCTAGATTTTCAATTGCTGCAATCGTATCCGCTTCTTCCTTTGCGGCCCTTGCGTCCATATCAGCAAGCTCTGCATCAATCTCAGCTATCCTTGCCTTTCTTTCTTCGGGGGCTCTTTGAGCAGCCATCACTGCATCGTATGCAGCTTTTGCTGCGGCATCTCTTTTCTTTTTAGAAAGTGGAGCTCTAGCTGATCTTCTTGCGAGATTACTTCCTGCTCTTTCAGACTCAGCTGAACCAGTGGTCGCACCAGTAGCACCAGCATCAGCGGCTGCGCCATCTCCTCTCCTTTGACCTAACAGTTCAGCCATATTGAGAAGAGCGCCTGTGCTTCTCAGCTGTCTACCAGCTCTTATGTTTCTGCCGAGCATTGCGTTCTTGACTGCTCGGGCGTATTGTCTTTCTGCTCTTGATAGTACTGACATAGTTATGCTATTTCTCCTACGAAAATTTCTACTTGAATGCTACCAGCTCCACTGCACTGAGCTTTGATAGCGTTAATCTGGTCGAGGGTAGTTGTTGCAGAACCAGTCCCCTCCATACTGTCTTCATTCAGAATCCACGAGCGCTTCGGTGGTACTTGAAACAGTATGTACTCATCTGTTCCGAGGTCAAGGTACACATTCAGGAATAGCGTCTCTGATGCATCAAGGTTTGTGATACGGATATACTTCGCTTTATTGAAGGCTACAGTGCCAATACTATAAGTGGATAAAGCGAAATCAAACAAGTCGTCATTACCTGATGCTCTCACTTGCACTGTAGTTTGCTTCACACGCTCAATACCGGAGTGAGTCTTTGTGATCTCATTACCGTAAAGCTTCCCGTTGAGGGTTACTTCTTCTTTGATCTTTGTAGTAAGTGTACCCATCAGACTGTTGCAATAAACATTTCTACATCTACGTTAGCTGTCAACGCTTGGACGCTGAGTCTGTACAACCTGAAAGCAGAGGTGGTGAAACTCCCATCTACATTCAGCCCGTCGCCCACAGCGCCATCACCGTGGAATACGTATGAGCATCCTGCTGGGATCTCAAGGTTGATCACATCAAGCGGGGTGGAGATACCATCAGTAGTGCCGATACTCAACACAACACTGTAGTTAGAATCAAGGTTAGTCAGTCTGAAATACTTCATAGTATCATTCAGGAACTGATAAAACCCCTGCTGATCGGATGCATCAAAGGATAGGAGGTTCAAAAAGCCTGACGACTTTACATTCACCTTACCTTGGGCAACTTGATTGATACCAGTAATAGTAGCCTCGTGGGTGTTACCATACTGCCTACCAGTGATAGTTACTGTATCTGTTGTTGTTACCTTGAGATCAGCCATTAGAAACTTGCTCTAGTTTTTCTTTTACGTTTAAATAACCCAAGGGCTTCCATCCTTGCTCTCTTCTTAGCGTACTCCTCTTTAAGCAGTTGATCGTAAAGGTTCTGGAACTTCTTCTCTCTCACAGCATCACCCTTCTCTTGAGCGTCTGCGATCATCGCATCATAGAACTCATCCTGCTGACCTCTTCTGATCTTACCAGCAGCCTGAGCCTCTTCAAGCTCTTCGGGTGTCATCTGGCGAAACCGCCTATTAGTAACACGCTTGACTTTATCGCCTCCTCCCTTCAGTGCTTTCATAAGAATCTAGGGTTTGTGAACTTACCGGGTTTCTTCATTACTCTCAATCTCTTCTCGAGATCAGTGATCTCCGCAGTAAGCTTCTTGCGTTTCTGAGGCAGTCCCTTACCTGCAAGGTTTGCTTTGGTCTTTTCTTTCTTCAACCCCTTTGCGGCAACAGACTTCTCTGCTCTGAGGTTACCTGCTTCACAGCTACCCTTCACTCCACGCTTCTGCCCGGGAGGGCATCCACCACTATCGCTCATATCGAAAGTCATCATGCCTTTAGTGCCAGCACCTTTTGCAGGGCCGCTCCCTTCTTGCGGGGAGATCTTAGCAAGCTTGCGCTTCTTACGCTTCAGCTGGCGCTCCAAGCGGCCACCTTTATCGTATTTCTTTATTGGCTTGTCTTTTACACTATCCCTTGATCCCCTTTTATCCTTTGATCCCTTTTTAGTGGGGTCTACGGCCCTTGACACACCAACACCACCACGTCTGTGTCTGTACTGTCCGGGACCAACCACATCTCCAGATTTGATTTTTTCCGAGGCATACGGACCTCTCTGGTTCTGGGTTCTTGGGGTGTGAACTGTCACGGGGTCGTCGTAGTACTTTCTGGTCAAACCCATCACCCTAGTTTTGCCTTTATTAGGTGGATCAGTAGGGGCGGTTGGTACGCTAGTTCTC